TTAGAATTAGATTTAAGAGAAGAAAAGCAAGACTCACAAAGGCGTATTGCGTGGGTCGCTATGTCTTCTATGGTTTTATATTCATTGTTACCGCTATTGCCTTTTGTTCCAGAAGCTCGTTTATCAACCTTGTCTTCACTGAGTGATATGTTGTTCCTTAGTCAAGCTTCTATTATAGGTCTATATTTCGGCGCTACGGCCTATATGTCGCGTAAACCATAGAGGTTTACCATGATAATTGAATCAGTAGCAGCGGCAGGCGCAATCCTGTCTACAATATCTACCGCCATAAACAAATTGAATGAGGTTGGTGACGGCGCGTCAAAAGCGGTTGAGTTGATGCAAGGGTTTTCTGATGCGTTAGATTCTTTTGAGCGAGAAAAGAAAGACTCGGTTATTAATAACCTTAGCTCACAGGAGCTTTTGAAATTGGAATCAATTAAGCACAGAAGAGATCAGTGGGAAAAGTCGCTTCACGATATGTTGGTTATTCATGACCCAGCTTTGCTTCAACGATGGGAAGATGCTAAAGCTAGGCAGAAAGCTAATCACAAGCGGCAGATGGAAGCTATTAAGGCTAGGGCTGCTGCTAGGAAGAAAATGATTAGGCAGATATGGTTGGTCATGGGGGTAACCGCTATAGGGTTACTTTGTGCATTTATACTTATCGGAGGGATCATATTGATCTTTAAATGATGGATATAGGAGCAGCAACACCTGTAAATCAAATTGCGTGGCGACAAGTCGCAGAGCAAAAGTATCAAAGGCTTATGGATGATCTTCAGGTTGAAGAAAAAAGACAAAGAGTGGAGCAGTTAAACGCTACGTTATATATTGCAAAAAATGGCAAAGTCCAAATGGAAAATGCTAGAAGAGAAAATTCTATTAACTTTTTGGTGTAAAGATGCCTCCAAAGAAGACTACAAAGAAAAAGACTAAATCTAAGGTAAACGAAGCTGGGAACTACACAAAGCCTACTATGAGAAAGTCTTTGTTTAACAAAATAAAAGCTGGATCGAAAGGTGGGAAGCCGGGTCAATGGTCTGCTCGCAAAGCCCAAATGCTTGCTAAGCAGTATAAAGCTAAAGGCGGCGGGTACAAAAGCTAATGGCTAAACAGGCACAACAAAAAATAGAGACTAAAAAAAAATAGAAGAGCGTATTCGTCAGCAAAAGTTAAAAGAGCATAATCAATAATGGCTTTAAAGAAATCTCAAAAATCGTTAAAGAAGTGGACTAAGCAGAAGTGGAGAACTCCAAGCGGCAAGAAGTCTTCGGAAACTGGCGAAGTTTATGCTCCGTCAGCCACTATTAAGAAGCTAAAATCTACTGAAAAAGGAAGAAAAAAGCTGGCAGCAGCGAATAAGAAAAAAAGAGCAGCTACTGCAAAAGGAAAGCAACACGCAAAACACGGTTTACACAAGGGAAAGAAACGATAATGCCTGCTAAGAAAGATCCAAGATTGGCTAGAGCGGGGGTTGCTGGATTTAATAAACCTAAGCGAACTCCTAACCATCCTAAGAAGTCTCACATAGTCGTGGCTAAGCAAGGCGACAAAATTAAGACTATTCGATTTGGACAGCAAGGTGTAAAGACAAATCAGACCGTAGGACAAAGAAAAGCTTTTAAGTCTCGTCATGCAAAGAACATAAAGAAAGGTAAGCTTTCAGCAGCATACTGGGCAGACAAGGTTAAATGGTCTCCCAGCAAAACTAAGTCACCTTCAAAGAAATGGAAGAAAGGGTCTTAAATGGGGTTTAAGTTAAGCATTGGATTAGGCATTGCTTTGATGCTTGTGTCTGGTGCTTTTAAAATGTATTACGATAAATCACAGGCTGAATTGGATGCGTTTCATATAAGGTTAGAACAGTCAATTCAGAATCAAAAGACGTTAGAAAGTACTATTGATCAGCAAAACGATAACTTAAAAGAAACAATTAAGAACCAAGACCTTATGATTGCTCAAGTCGAAAGACT